TGGATCTGCGTCACCAGAACCCGTGCCAGATCCTGTGGCGGTGCGAGCCAAAACTTCTTTGGTTGTGCTTGTTGATTCACCTGCTGTACCACTACCTGTAGCAGTACGGATAACTATAAGTAATTTAGTTGCTGTTTCTGTGCCAAGACCAGAACCAGTAGCAGTTCTTGCATATACTGCAGGACCTAAGTAGTAACGACCACCAGTTAAATATGGGAACGAATAGTCAGTTAACCCAGTAAGACGTAACTGGTTAGAACCAGAAGTTATTGCGCTATCAGCGCCAACACCAGACCCTGTAGCTGTACGTAATACTATTCGTACCCCAGAAGCCGACTCGGTTCCAGTTCCTGAACCAGTACCAAGTTTTGCTTTTGTTGTAAACGCAATTACAGTTTCTGTACCAAGACCAGAACCGTTAGCAGCTGTTTGTTTTATTGGTGCACCTACATAATAAGCACCACCAGTTAAATATGGGAACGAATAATCGGTTAATTTACCAATACGTAGTTGAGTAGGTCCCGAAACAGTTACTTCGGTGCCAACACCAGATCCTGTAGCGGTACGTAGTACTACACGTACACCATAAGCTAATTCGGTTCCAGTTCCCGACCCAGTACCAGACTTTGCTTTTATTACAAGTTTATTTGCAGTCTCTGTACCAATACCAGAACCAGTAGCAGTTAATTGAAATATTAACGCACCAATGTATAAACCCGTGGCGGGTTTATACGGTGATGAATATTTTGTAAGTGTGCCCTGAAAAGCAGCCATAGGGTTTACCCCCTACGACTAATCGAGAGACAGGGTTAGTGTAGTAATTTGGAAAGTATCGCCAGCAGTTACAGCAGCCGATGCTGACAATGCACCAGTCCACAAAGCATTACCTGCGGTTGACGCATCCCACAACGACCAATGTGTATAAGTTTCTGTAGTAGAAACGTTAGTCCACTCAATAGTTGCGCTAGTTGCGATAGAGCCAGATGCAGCAGTAGCCCAAGCAGCAGATTTGCGTGTTGCTTCTGTAGCAGCATTTGATGTTGCTGCCTCACCAGGATCACCAGTATGCAACTTTACATAAACTGTTGTTGGCATAGTCCAAGCAGTTTTGCCTGTGGTATGTTCCAGAATTTTTAGTTCAGCATAATTAGAAATTGACATAAGAACCTTTCAACAAAAAGAGTATAGCAAAACCCCCCGCCCAGATGAGGAAGGGCGGAGGGCTTTGACTAATTATTAGACGGCGTTTGCACCGATGCTTGAAGCCGATTCGATTCGACGAAGCGAAGCCTCGCGGAAGCGACCGTAGCCACCAAGCCAGTACCAACCGAGTGGTTGCAGACGCATCAAGATATCTGTGACATTGCCACGGACAATCTTCGGTGTTGCGCCATTGCCATCTTGTGTGCTGAACGCCTTAGCAAGAGCCTGACGACCCATGATAAGAGTTGCATACGAGTCTCCCGTACCAGTTGCACCTGCGCCGTTGAAAGCGTTAGTGAATACTTTGGCGCGTGGGGTCTCGATAAATCGTACCGATTCAAAGAGGCCAATTTCGCCATTGTAAATGCCTTCTGGGTTTACGTAGTTAGCTGGTGTACGCCACGATGCTACGTCGACTGCCGAACGGAAGTCATACGAAACGTCTGGGTGGATGAAGCCAATGTACGAACCGTTGAAAGTTGCTACGTTTGCTCCACGCAAAGCAGCTACTTGCTTACGGATGTCGTTTGCTACGAGCAAGTCATCAACAGCCATAGTTACACGGCTTGATGGGGCTGAAGCTCCACCAGTTGCGTATGCCACGTTGCTGCCACCAGCAAGAACTTCACGAACGACTTGATCGATCGAGTCACCTGCGTTGTAGCCAATGATGTTTGCTGCTGCCGAGTCAACATCCAAGAATGCTGTGCCACGGAGTTTTGCTGTTGTAACAACTGCGTTGCCGTATTCAGCCAAGGTAACTGTTACCTGACTGTCCGAGAGCGCTGTTGGGGTTACGTCAGTTACTTCGTTCAACGTAGATGTCGCTGCTGCGATGTCTGCGAAGATTGTGAATGTAACTCCAGTACCAGGCATTGCCTGTGCTACTGGTTGTACGTCCGCTGCCTGATCGAAAAGAAGTTCTGAACGCAATGCGAAATACGCAAGACGGTCAAACGCCACCTGGTCGATAGACAAGGACGAGGTTGTTGTTTCGCCTGCCATGTTTTAATTCTCCTTAAAGAATTGGTTAATTGTTGATTTGATTCATTCTTGCTTGAGCCAACAATTCCATTACTTCTCTTTCGGATTTAGCGTTTGCAATTCTAGTGCTGTAGTCAACCGTCGCTTCAGTTGTGTCTCCAACGCGTGATGCGTTGCTAACTCGATCCCATGCTTGCTTCTCCTGTGTAGGAGCTGCTTGCATGATTTCTTGGGGCTTAATGAGATTTGCTTCTGCGGCTGCAACTCGGATTGCCTCGGGTGTGAGATCGCCATCGTAAGCCTTAACGAAATATTTGGACATCCCTGAAGATAGGTCTACGCCTGCCTTCACAAATGCCAACTCTCGTTGAGCTGACTTAGCTTCCTCTGCTTGCTGACGCAAGCTCTTAACCTCTGACTCCAACTCACGCATTCTTGCACGAACTGGATTCTTTGCTGCTTGGTCTTCCTGAACGCTGTCCTCTTCATAGAAGTCTTGTTCTTGCATGACCCACTCCTCCGCCCACACCTGGCTGGAGGGGCCAAGTGGCTGCATATCTCACCCCTGTTAGCACATTGAAATCGGGGGGATTTCCAATGGTTATCCCTGATGGGATATAACTATCTTACATCACAATTAGTGATTGTCAAGGGTTGGTTATCTATATTAACGATCTGCTCGACCGTACCCAGATTTGTACGAAGTGCTGTCACCTTGAGCAAGAGTTGCTGAACCACCACTAGCACTTACCTCACCAATACGACGTCTCTTACGCTCTTCTAATCTCATTTTGTCATCAGCATCTGTACCCAAAACACCTTCAACAAGATCAATATCTGAAATATATTCTTCTCCAAACCCAGCGCGCCTTAACTCTTTCATTTGCCTTATAGATGTAAAGCCTGCTTCTGCTTCAGCTTGAGTAACGCCCTGTCGCACAAACTGCTCTGCTGAATCTTTGCCTATGTTTATTCCAGCAAGTCTTTGAGCGCCTTCCGCAATCAAAGCTGCCTGTGCTTGACGTTTATAATCTGGAGCCATAAGAGGACGTGCCCGATCAGGGTCAATCACATATGCAAGAAGATCTCCGTCAGTTATGTTGTACATCTCAGCCATTTTTGCTTTAACTTCTGGGGAAGCATCTTGGACTACTCGATATGCGTCTTTGAGACGGTTATTAAGTTCAGCTACGGACACGTCACCACCAATAAATCCTGCAAAATCATCTTGGGAGTCGTAGAACCCTTGCGGTAAACCGTTGGCAGCCAATGTGTCTTTGTATGCTTTTTCCATAGCAATATAAGTGGCTGGCGAAAGCGGTTTAAACCCTAAGGACTGACGTTTTTCGTTAGCAATAAACCGTTTTTTGTATGCTTCTTGTTCTGATAATGCATAAACAAGAGAGTCTCCATCGTTGACATCTACTTCATTTTTGCCATAAAGTTTCCACACAAACTCATACAAACTTTCTAAACCATAAGTAGCTAATACCTTTCGGATTATTGTTGATGCTCCAGGCACTCTGTTGTAGTCAATTCCTTCATCTTCATTACTCTCATCTTTTGTGTCTTCTGCTCTACCACCTGGGTCATAACCAGCATAAAACTCTTCATTGCCGCGCTCCGCAAGATTGCGTGCTTTACCTTCAGCAACAAGTCTGTCTAATGCAGCTTGAGTATCCGCACCACCACCCAACGCCCCTGATTGAAGTTGACGAATATAATCTGCGGTAGCAGTATCACCAGAGTAGCCAGCCGCATTATAAGCAGCTTGGTCAATTTGAGCAGCTTCTTCGGGAGTGAACTGATCACGACCACTTTTGGTTTTGGTTGGAGTGTCGTCTTTGGGTAGAGTGTCTGGATTATCTGGATTGTAGTTTGCTGGACCTGGACCTGGACCAGTCCAACCAGTTGCTGGGTTAGCCATTACAATACCTCTCCAAACATTTTAGCTATAGTTGTGCTTAACTTAAAAGCATCACGTTTTGCTCTTTTTGTGTTTTCAAAACCGTACTTAGGGTCCGTACGCAACATAGTTTCCCACTCGCCCAATGTAGGCGGCGGTGTGTTAGGTCCACCAAATGCTGTTCTAAATTTTGGATCATTAAAAGAAATAGATTCTGGTGTTAATTCTAATGTGTTAGCAGCTGTATCTCGATAAGAACTAAAGATTTCAGCAAGAGTTAAACCAGCGTCCAGTTGTGGAGTCAACTGAAAATGTGCTGCTTTAGCTAAAGCCACGCCTTTTTTCTTAATGGTGTCGAGAGTAATAATTTCCCCGTTGTATTCTTTACCTTGAACAGATGCAAGAATTTGTTCGTTTAAATCTGGTGGGTTATACCCGTAATCCATTGCTACTTTCTTCAATGCCTGCGCATCAAGGCTGTCTAACAAATCTTGTTTGCCACGAGCACGAGTACCCACAACGCTGTTTACATATTGCGACAAAGCAAGTCCACTAAGACCACGACGTGTTGCCGTCAACGTAATGTCGTCTAGTTCTTTAGCTGTTAAACCAAGGTCACCATAACCACTAGCTATGGTTATGCGATTGGCTTTAATTTTGTCAGCTTTATCTACATCAAGTAGGGCGTCAAATGCTTTGGCAGACTCAACTGTTTCGTTGTAGTACTTGGTTGCTTTAACTTTTGCGTTGAAAGCGTCAACACCAGCTTGGGTAGTAAAATCATATTGATTAGGTCTTTTGGCTACGTCTTGAATAAGATCGACTAAATCATCACCAAACTTGGCTCGAGCTTCCTGTTCTCCTGGTCCACCATCAACAAGCTTTGCGTATTGTGGAAATTTTGCAATGAACGCACTACGCCAATCTTTTTTAGGTTCAACTACTGGTTTTACTGGTGGTTTTACTGGTGGTTTTACTGGTGGTTTTACCTTTGGCTTTGTTGCTGCCATTATGCGCCACCTAACAATGAGAAGACCTGATTAATTGCTTTACCTGCCGAGTATGCACCGAACTCTCCAGGTGATGCTTTCATTGCTTGCTGTTCAGCTGCAACACCAAGAGTAGTTGGGTTCTCAACATTAGATAGTTGACGCTTTCTATCCATATCCTGAATAGCTTGAACCGCAATTTTAACTTCTGCTGGGGTTGCCGCCCTACCAAGAAGTTCAAAGAACGCATTGCCAGTTTGCTTTGCTGCATCCTCTCTCGAAACAACAGATACGGTTCGACCGCCACCAGCCAAACCTGCAGGAAACTTCATTGCGCCAGTAGCGTAAAGATCTACCAAAGCTTTCATAGTGCGACCTTTATTGTTTGCAAGTTGCAACATAAAATCTCTCATAGCACTTTCATCTGTATTAGTTAAGCCGATGCCTTGTAAAGCCTGTGGACTTGGTTTGCCCTGCGCTGTGCCTTGGTAATAACCCAAACGTTCCATTGTTTGAAATAACTGTGAACGATCAGCATCGTTTTTTAATCTAAAAAATTCTCTATAAATATCTTCTGAAGTACCCGTGTATTTAGATTTAAGAACATTGTTTTCATCAACCAAATCTTCACCTACATAAACCCATCGGGTACCACCAGGTCCGCGTTGAGCCTTAAGCGTAGATGGAAGTGTTGCAGCAAAACCTACTGCTGGTTGAAATAGCTTTTGATCCTTACCAATAGATGTTGCACGTGGCGAATAAGCTGCTTCGTCCTTAAGTCGATCTAAATTTTGAGTGTTAGTTAAATCAAGTAAACGCTCAGGCAAAACTACAGCATTTGGATCTACGGGCATTCCAGTAGAATTAACCCCAGGATCGCCAACCAACCCTATGTTTGCGACATCTTGTGATGCAGTTGTGTTATCTTTGTCGCCGTTAGCCATTATTTTTCAACCTCTGATGAGAGCAATCGTTGCCAGATTCTATCAAATTCTGGACTTTGTGCAGCCAGGCTATTACCAAAAGAATACAGATTCTCTGCTAACGGGATAGCAGCCTCTGAATTAAAACTTTTAAGACCCGAAGTAGCAAGCAAAGAATCTCTAGAAGCCAAATATCTTTGAAGATATGGGACTATTTCGTTATCAGCCAATCGTGGATCTTTTATAATCTCCCTAAGCTGTATCAATTGATTTGGGTATTTGCCAACAGTAAATTCAGCTACTGGTTTAAAGCCAGGGTATTCTCTGCTTAACTTAAGGCGATAAGCAGCAAGTTTTTGGCTTTCTGCCTCAGATGGAAATGCGCCAAACATTTGTCGAGCAGCTCTAAATTTGGCTGAACCAATACGGTTTTGAGCTAATTCAACCATTTCCGAAACGGAAAGTTTTTTCCGAAGACCTTCTTGTTCTTGTCGTCTGTATACGTCAAAGTTGAATTCTGAACCCCGTGGAGCAAAGTAAGCTGCCACTTCTGGGTAATCCTTTAAAAGGTTTTTATTTGCAAATTCCCATTCACCAAACTCTGGTGTTGCTTCAAGACCAGGAACCAAAGACCTACTTTTTGAACCAACATACAATGCTGCCTCATTGCCAAAGACATTAAGAAAACGAGGAACTGCTGAGTCGTAATCCTCTTCTTGCATTTTGCTAAATACTTTAACCATCTCATCTACGTAAACATCTTTATCTTGTGCTTCAATTTGAAACCCAACCTGAGGTGCTGTTGGTCCAAAAAATTGTTGCGCAATTCGCAAGACTGAAATAACTTGAGCATCACGAACTGAGTCGCTTTCAAGTTTTCTAAATCCTTCTGGGGTTGAGAAATCATAATCCCCTGATGCATACTTCGCTCGCACAACTTCATGTAAGGTACCTGCAAAAGTTTTATTTTTTTCAAGATCTTGTGGTTCAAGCAAACTGTAAAGAAGTGAAAAAGTTTTTGTTACCGTGCCTGGCAATGGATTAAACTGACCAGCTAATTCTCCTGGCTTAAGACCCACCTTGCCATAAGGCAAAAGCGTTTGCACAATTTGATCTGTGTCTGGGGTGTTCTTAAACAAGAAAGAAGCTGGAATCTGAGCCAACGGTCCAAGACCTGGAACCCAACTCATACCCTGACTAAGTTGCTTAACTGGTGCTTCAAAAAATGATTTAACGCCAGCTGCTCTAAGCGCTGCTGGGAACCCAAAAATTTCTGGAAACTTAAAGTACTGTTCTCCAGATTGAGGATCCTCGTAGAAAAAACCACGACCATCACCATCTGGGTCAGACTGCGCTAGATTGTTTGTGTATCGCCCAATCCTTGCTAAACGACTTGGATCTTCAAGCATTAAGCTGCCGTAGGTCCCACCAATTTCTCGCCACGCACTAACAAACGGAAAGATAATACGCAACGCATCTTCAAGGTTGTTTTTTTCTGTTGCATCATATAGTAAGTCTTTGGTTTTAGTGATACCAACTAAACGGGCATAGTCGTCTAAGTCATTAGCTGTTAACGTACCAGTCCCTGGGGTGCTTGCTACTTTTTTAAGTTTTGTAGCAGTTTCTTGACTGCCAATATATTTTCCAATGTCATCACCAAAGCCAGCTTTTCTTGCGGAACCCTCAAGTTTCTTAACTATTTTTTGAGCTTCGTCGGTAGCAAGTCTTCCTATTTGATTGCTAATTTCTTCATAGTAAAACTTTCTAAAAACTGGACTGCGTTCAACAGTCTTAACAAATTTTTGTCCATAAAGTTCTTGAAAGAAAAAGTTGGTAAACGAATCCAAACCTTCCTGAGTTGATTGAAACCAGTTTTTACCCTTTGTGTCACTTATTCTTTGTTCTCTTCCGTAGTAAGGATTTAATCCATTACCAGCCCCAGTTGTATCTACTGGAGCATTTTTAAGAAAACGAACAGCTTCAGGACTATACCTGAATGTTGATTTACCTGTTGCTGATCCTTTGTACGCTGGTTGAATAATTGCTTCTCCATCTTGAAAACCAATAACCACACCATCAAATGCGTTTTCGGGATCAACTTTTCTACCACGAGGAAGAATAGACATCTTGCCCTTGTCGTTATAAAGCTCAACAAAAGTTCCCAACTTAAGTTCTTCGTTTGAGTATTTTAAAGTAAGAGCATCCTTCGGGAGAACAATCGAACTACCTACTGGCATGCGATCAAATGCTGCAATAAAAGTAGCTTCGCGGATACCCCCCGTCATATTTTTTACGTTTGTATATGGAAGACTTTTCACGTGCTCACGCAAAAAAGCTCGACGCTCATCTGGCTTCAACCCTTTAAGTGATGCTGCTGGACCCTGAACAGATGGTCCTTCAAGGGCTTTAAATGGAAGCCCACGACTGTAGGTGCCATCTATCTGTCTAAAGTTTTTGGCTTCATCAGCAATCCCAGTAAGTTTGTCAAGGATCTTATCTTCCGCAGTATTAAAAATAATTTCTTGCGCTGCTGTTCTTTGCAGCGGATCTTCATTAATTAAACGAAAAGTATCTAATGCTGCTTCTGCGTGTTGCCTATCTCCAGTAAGTTTAGAAACTGGTATCCAATCACCCGTGTAACTTAAATGTTGCGCACCTTTGATTTCGTTTAATCCGTGCATGCGCATGGTCACTTGAAGAAGTTCTGCATGCTCATCTCGCAGATTTTGCCATTCTTCTGCAATCTCTGCATTGGTTTCTCTTTTGTTTTTGCCAAACAATTGAGGGCCCTTAACTACAAGTTGTTCACCTAAAATAGATCGCTCTTTAGTTGAGAGGTCGTATTTTTTTGCTAGCTTCATTAGTCTATTGGCGGATCTAGTTTCACCTAACAAAAGAGATATGTATTCGCCAGGGTGACTTAGGAATCCAGTTTTGCCACCAAGAGCCATACGCACTTGTGCATCCATTGCGTTTCGC